CCCCGCCCAGCCGCAATGGCCGAGCGGGGATTTCGTTATTAACGAGGATTCGCGACAAGTTCGAACGTCAGCCATGCCAGCTCGTCCCTCGTGAGGGTCCGTTTCTGCGCCTTTTCGAGCCACGCTGAATCGGATATGATCTTGCGATCGAGCAGGGACTTGACACCGATCTCAATCCGTTGCCATTGGTAGTTACTCAATTGCATTTGGTTGTCAGCCTCCTCATCATATCGTTTGAGTCCATAAGTGCGGATGATCCCGACCAGCTTTGACGAATACGCCGGGTCGGTTGCGTAGCCGCACACCTGCAACATATCCGCTTGTTCTTCCGGTGTCTTCGCTGCCCGGACGCGAGCGTAACGGCTGGCACCGAAGAGCAGGTCCTGATCCCGGAAGAAATCCTCCACGCTGTCATACGCCCGGAATGCGGCCGTCACGTCCACGCGCTTACCGTCGTACACTTCCCAGGTGCCCTTGTTGACAATCTTGCCGCGCCAGTACGTTGTGAGCTTGCCGCTGCCCACCTTGTACCCGCCGAGGTTGTTCCAGGCCGGAATCTTCCAGCCGGTCTCCAGCCCCGCCTGCGCGATCCGAACCGATGGGAAGATCGGAGAGCCTTCGACGCGGAGCTGGACGGCGATTGGCGCGATCTGTGCGATGAATGCGGCCGCGCTCATGCGCCATCACTGTCCTTGCCGGCCGGCTGCCCCGGCGGCTCGACCGCCTTACGCTGCATCTGGCCGGCGGCCGCTGCCACGAGGAAGCCGTTTGCGATGGCGAGCACATACACGCGCCAGTCGGCCGGATCGGCACCGAGCGCAAGTTGCGCGGTGATGAGGACCGCGCTGGCCACGATCACGGCATACAGATCCGTTGGCAGCCAGCGGGATGCGAAGCGGTCGATGATGCTTTTGGTGTACTGCACAACGAAAAACGTCAAAAGCGAAGCGCCCCCCATCGCGGAGAGCGCCTCCCAGGTAAAAAGCTGTTCGTTCACGGTCATGTCCTCCCTTCAGATTCGAGGCGGTCAATCCGCCGATGTGCCTGCTTCGCGCTCTCCTCCACCCTCGTCACGCGTTCGGCCAGCAGGTCATACCGCTGCCCCTGCGCGCGGATTTCGACACGGAGATCGTCCACGCCGGATCGGATGTAGTTCACCGAGGCGCGCAGCTCGCCGTCTTCAGCGCCATCTTTCCGGACCGTTCGGGACCGGCCGAGCCAGCCGAGCACGATCCCGCTGATTGCTGCGGCGGCCGAAATGAGTGCTGTAATCGTCATGCCGTCCAAAGGCAAACCCCTCCTATTGACATGCAAGGTGAAGGATACACCTCTCTATTGTCGAATAATGGTGATTCGAGAGAGGAGGTGTAGACTTGTATAGATGTTCAATTTGTGCTGCTGAGCTAGAAAAATTGGTTCGCGGGCCTTTTAAGACTCCGCATTTCTACGCTCTTCCAGCTGTAGAAGTGGACGATAGTGGCCAATTCAACAGGTCGCCTAACAGAAGCCTCTATTTATCTGCTTGGGTATGCAACCAATGCGGGCATGTTCATTTCTTTGCAGCGCGCTTGACCGGTGAGATTGATCCAGACCAAAATCCCATTACTTACAAATGAAAGCAGTCCACATAAGCTGCTATGGACTTTGTGCTTATTAACTCCGAGCCACAATAATGACAGTGAGATTGTGCAGGGTTCCTCTCGTCATTGCATTTTTCACAATATTTGACGTCCGCCGTCAACCCGGCGGACTCTCTCTTTTTACCCATACCAATTCAACCTCCCCATTACAAAAGGCCCCGCCTATTCGGCAGAGCCCGGATATTCCGTTCCCGTAATGGCTTGATATTGCTCCGGCGTGATCTTCCCTGCCGTGACAAACACGGCGACGTCGTCGGCGTCGTAGCGGCCGGCATCATAGTGGCGTTTCACGATTGTGAACCAATCCATGGCTCAAATCACCCCCTGGCTGACGAGTTCAAGGAGAAACGCGGCTTGCTCGCGCTCGGTTTGTTCAAGTCGAAGTTGAGTTTGTGCCAGCTCGAGCGCAAGCAAGGCGTTTTCAGATTTGAGATTAGCGACCCTCTGAGCCGGTGTTTCAGGATAGGCGCGACCCTCCGGGTACAGCCCACCGTCCGGCCCCTCCACAATCTCGATTTCTTGCGTATATGCCCCCTCCGGGAGCGGGTTGGTAATTTGATCTTCATACACCGGCTCGATACGTTTTACCTTTTTGACTCCCGGCGACTCATCCACCCACGTTTCGCCTGGTTGCAGTTCATAGTCATCCGGTACTTCTGCTTCGACTTCCCGCTCACCGACCAAAACGGTGCGGATCTGGTAATCCCAATCGCCAATATTGATAAGGGTCCCGTCCTTATCAAACCAGCAAGTCATCATTGGCACTTTAACCACTCCTTTACGCGACAGCCTGCCAGCCCGTATTACCGGTGCCCGAAACCTTCACATAAAAAGTTTGCCCGGCCGAACCGCCAATCCGAAGATAAATAGACCCGGGAGGAGCCGCGACTGAACCTTCTGGCGAGTCGTTATCGGCAATAAGCAATGCTCCGTTGAGATCGAGTTTCAACGGTTCAGCGGTTCCGCCAATATTGGCCGTTAACACCCACCGACGGTTGTTCGCGTCGAAGTACGTCCGCAACTTCCCTGATCCATATTGACTACCATAGGATTCGACCTCGAAATATCCACCGTTTACAATCAGGTTTTTGATCCGGTTTTCTCCGCCGTTTGCGGTCAAATTCCCGCCAACGGCCAGCGCACCAGACACCGTTCCGCCTGCAGTTTGCAGAAAACTCGATGCATGCAGACCATCCAGCATATCGGCATCCAGGCCACTACCAGCGCCGTCGTTGCCGGCGTGCCATACCTTACTGCCGTTTATGTTTACAGTCGTACCACGGATTTCGACAGGAAGGTCGGCGTCACCGAACATAATGATGTTGTTGCCAGCAATTGCACCTATAACTTGAGGGTTACCATTAGAGTCTCTGATATATAACCCCTTCCCGTTGGGCAGTACCAAATCGGTATCAAAAAAAGCCCTCTCGTTTGTTATGACTTCAGCCCACGGAGACCAGAGACCATTGAAGTAATACCGGATATACATCTGATTGAAATTAGCGTACCGAATCGCAATTTGAGCCCGGTTGCCGGTCAAAGAACTGTAGAAAAACGTCCGAATGTACCAAAAAACCCCGCCAATTGGTGCATTGGCGTGATTTGTCACGATATATGCTTTCTGGGTCGTGTTCGGGTCTTCATTGTAGCCGGCGTTTACTGCTGTGGAAAAAGCGAACGCATGTTGGCCGTCCAACATGTCTGCATCCAGTCCGCTGCCTTCACCGTCTACCGTTTTCAACTTGGCCAATATGTTTTCGGACGTGTACTGCGACGCAGGGAGTGCTGCATCCGCCTTTGCCTGTGCCGCCGTTGCTGCTGTGAGCGCCGCATCCGTCTCCGCCTTCCTCGCCACATCGTCGCTCGCCGCCGGCGCAGCAGCCTTAAACCTCCCCGCGCTATCACGCTGAACAATCGTATTCGGCGTGGCCGCTGACGTGGCGCCGTGGACGCCAGTAGTAGCGTTGACATGATTGTTAAGATTCGTTTGTACTGCATCCACTTCCGCTTTCCGCGCTACGTCGCTCGCCGCCGACGGAGCCGCCGCTTTGATTCTGCCTTGCGCATCCCGCTGAACAATCGTGTTCGGCGTGGCCGCGCTCGTGGCGCCGTGGACGCCGGTGGTGGCGGCAACGTGATCAGTGATGGCGTCCGCGTTTTCATTGATCTCCTGCCCAATCTGGTTCAGGTCGTCCGGCTTTACCGTATCCCCCATCTGCCAATCTGTCTTTGCCATCAAGCATCACCTTCCTTAACCGTAATCGACTGGATCATGAGATGATCCGCCGTAATCGGGATGTTGACGTTGTTCGTGCTGATCACGTTGTCCGCCGCGTCTTTCAGCTCGATCGACGTGACCAGTGACACATCCGCGACCGGAATGAGATACTTCAGCGCCAGCACGTTGCCTGTGACCTGCTTCACCTCGAAATTCGTGATGACGTACGTCCCGTTCAGCACCACTTTCGCAACGCGGCTGTCGACGTACTTGGCCACGTCATTCAAAAACGTCGACTCAATCATTTCACAGGCACCTCCGGTCCCAATGTTGCGAACGGCGCGGCGCCGAGCTGCCACGATCCGAGCACGTAATTCCAGGTCACTTCATGCGTGACGATCGTTTCGACAAGCTCGATATCATCATTCAGCGCCGTATTCTGCTGATACACGATGTTGGCCGGCTTAATCGTCTTGACGGTATGCTCGACTTCCCGAAAGACCTCGACATCGTCAATGGCAGCCGTGATGATCAGCAGATAGTTTTCCGACTCCACTTCGACCAGCGCCCGCCCCGGTCCGACGAGCCGGTCAAGCTGCTCCTGCAGAAAACGCGCCGTAAACGGTGGTTTCATCGAATAGCGATTGATGATGCGGGCGCGTCGGAAGGCAATGGACTCGTTGGCCGGATCAGCCTGGATGCCCAGCATCTTCTCCCGGCGGCGGATCGCATCGGGCCCAGACGTTAAGACGAATTGGTCGTCGAGCAGCCGCTGTACCGCCGCTTTCAGATCATCCAGTTCCGCGCTCTCCGTCTTGTCCAGCTCGACAAAATCCTCGATCTCGCGGTAAAAATCGGGCAGGTATTGCAGAACACGTTCACTCATTCACGATCACCGTCCCGAGCACCGGGATCTCCTCCGCATCCAACGTCACATTCGCTGCCGAGCCGTTCAGCGTCGTCCCGGTAACGTCGACAACGCCCGGCACGGTCAGGATGGCCGACTCGATCTGCGAAATCCGGACGACGAGCTGCGTCTGCGACGCCCAGTCTTTCCGCAGGCTGAGCAGATAGGTCTCGATGACTTCCTCGATCGGTCCCTGCACCTGACCGACGTTCACGCCGGCATCAAGCGTCACCGTCGTCTCCACATTGATCGTCACCGGCTGGACGCCGGCGATGGTCACGGTATGGCCGATCGGGGCGAGCCCGTACCCCTGCCCGTTGCTGCCAGTCGGGTCGATTGCTTCCTGCACCTCGGACACCAGCGCCGGTGCCGGCGCACTCCAATCGGAGGCGATGATCGTGCATTTCACCGTACCGCCGCCCTGCCAGACCGGGAACACCTTGACGCCGCCGACGCCTTCGATGGCGCCGATCTTCAGTTTGTAGTCCGCGACATTCCCGCCGAACGCCGGCTCATTGACGGCCGCATAGTAGCGCTGTCGGAGCGACTCGTCGTCTTCCTCATCCTCCCCGGGCACGAGCACCGTGCCGAGCTCCGCCCGCGCAAGGCCGGCGATGTATTCGATCGGCAGCAGGGCGCCGAAAGGCTGATTTCCGACCGTGCCGGACGTTTCACACTCGAGCACGAATTCACCGGTCGCAACCTTGCTGATGACGGCGTAGATCAGCCCGTCAATACCGAACCGGCTGCCGATCGGTACGTCCATAGGCGTGTCATCAGCGCCATAGAACAGCCCTTGCCGGCGCGCTTTGGTGGCCGGACGGCGGTTGACGCCAAACTCGGCTGCGCGCCGGGTCAAATATTCGCCGCTGGCCGTATCGGCGAACGACAAATTGTAGTTGATGTCCAGCTCCGCATACAGCTGCGCAAGCTCGGCAGCCGCCGGCGCCAGCGCGTCATAGATCACGCTGCCCGGGCGCTTGTCGATGTCGGCCGGCACGCGACCGAGCATGCGCTGCAGGATCGCCTCAAACGTTTGTCCCTCATACAAGCGGACCAATCCTCCCTTCGATCGTCGTCGTGCCGAAGACGGTCGTAACCGTAAACGACATCGTCGCTGTGTCGCCGTCGTAGTTGACCTGAAAGTTGTCGACGGCCGTAATCCGGTCATCTGCCAGCAGCGCCTCCGTGATATAAGACTGCAGCTCATCCGGAGCGCCGCGCTGCCGGCCGAACTGGCCGCCGTAGATCACATGTGCGAATCGATCCGTTTCGATGATCTTAAAGACCGCCTGCCGGACCGCATCCAGCCCGTCGACCATCCCGACCACCCGGCCGCGGTCAAAGTCGATCCGGTACGTGCGGCTCGGCTGCGTGATCTCTTCTTCGGCGGGCGTCGCGCCCCGTGGTAAAATGCTCGTCATGGTAACCTCCCCACAATGACGTATTCGCGGCCGCCCGGACACCGCAGCAGGATCACCCTGTCGCCAGCCTCAAGCCCGCGGCGGATCTCGATGGTCTGCGAACCGACCGTGACGCTATAGGCCGTCATGTGCTCCGGGACAACCAAAAAATCCGCTGAGAGCGGCAAACGCTGATCGACGTTTACCTCCAGCGGATTCGTGCTTGTGACGGTTCCGTACATCACGGCGGCCGGCTGCGCCGCTTCCATCTGCTCACGGGCGATGCGTTTGATCACGTCGTTGAGACTAGCCATAGACTTTCAGCTCCAGATCCATGGTGTGCTCGTCGCCGCTAAAATGATGCGTGCACTCCTCGACCAGGTAAAACTGATTGACTCCCAGCTCTTCCATCGTCACCTGCAGCTTCACGCCGGCGCGCACGCCGGGATAGCCGAGCGCCTCAAGCGAAAAGCGCCGCTGCTCCCGGTTCTTGAGTTCGAGGAAGCGATTCATCATGGCCGTGATCTGCGCTTCGTTCAGGCCTTCGTCCACTTTCTGATAGTACTGCAACCGGCCCCAGCGGGCGATGGTCGAGCTGTCCTGGACGATGTACGCCTCACGCCGGCCAGTCTTTTTGTTGTCTTTGACCAGTTTGACCCGGTTGTAAGTGTCCGTGTCGATTTCGCGTTTCACGCTGTATCCGTAGACCAGGCTGCCGTCGCCGAGAATGAGGTCGATCGCCATGTCTTCAACGTCCCGCAGCACGAGGTTCCCAGCATCGTCGTAAAAGACGTACAGTCGGCCGGTCGCCATCAGCGTCTCGTCGAGCGCCGCACAGATGATGTCAATCCGTTTTTGACTGTCCTGGAGAAAGCGCGGTATCTTGTGCTGCGTGTCCGCCAGCTCGCCCAGGATGAGGCCAACGGCCAGCGCGTTGTCTTTGATCACCTGCGTCGCCGTCACGTTCGTCCGGACATAGGTGTCGGACTCCATGAGGTAGCGAATCTGATCGTATGCGGTGATCCGCAGCTCGCGTTCGTGGGTTTCCTCGATCGAAAACACATAACCCATAAAGAACTTCTGGCCATCCAAGCGAATCCGGATCACGTCGCCCGGACTCACCTCGACCTGCTGCTGGTAGGATGGGCCGCGGACGAGAGTCATGTCCACTTGACCGGGTTTGCCGATCCGTGATGTTTTCCAACTCAATTCCGGCACAAGCTGCGAGACGTCCCACAGCACGCCGTTTCGGTTGTCGATGACAGTTTCGAGCAAGTTTTTTCACCTACCTTTGGTAGGTAATACATCCCACGTGTCAAATTTGTACATGCGGGGGAGGTGAGACTGTGAAACCAGAAGATTTTGAAGCGATTGAAAAGGTAGCCTTTGAAAAATACATTGAATCGCTGCCTGAATCAGAGAAAAAGCAAATTACACCCGTTTTCGCCAGAGTAGCAGCACGTGTTGCCACATTGGCTATTCAGGAGTACCATAAACGGGCGCTGCTTGAGACAACTCAAGATCAACGCAATTCTTGAGTTCCTCAATGATCTTGTCGACGGAGATCGCCGTGGGCGCGGCGATCTTCTCCAATTCTTCCCGCACAATCTCCCTCACGCGTTGTTCATCCAACTGTTTCATCCTTCTCACTCCCGTTTCGGTAATTTCAGCACCTGGCCGACCTGCAGCCGCTTGAGGTCCGCATCAGTCAGGTTGTTCAGCCGCTGGATCTCGCGCCAACGTGACGAGTCGTTGAGCTCCTTGAGCGCGATCTTAATGAGCGTGTCGCCCGGCTGGATGGTGTACGTCTCTTTCGGCACGCGCGGGTCCCAGCGCTTCGGCGGGTCCTTGACGAGTTTCACGCTGCCGTCCGGCTGCTGGACGGGGCGCGCACGCCGTGGGGCGTAGAAGACGTATTCTTTAAGCTCGAGTCGGTAGAAAATGTCCCCCGGGCTGCCGGCTTCTTCCCAGCGCTTGAAGGAGACGATTTTCATAGGCAAGAAGATCTTGTACAGATCATTTTCAGCGTTTGCGCCGACATATGTGAAGCGGACTGGATAGCCGCTGTGCCACCACTTGTTGATATCGTTCACGTATGCGTTCGGGTCGGGTTGGTCTGTATCACGATTGATGTGCTTGATTAGACCGCAGAACGGATATCTCTGTGCCGGGAAAAAGGACTCAAAACTGATTTTGGCGAGATCCGGTTTCTCGATCGGAGAAATCGGACCCTTTCCGACTATGCGGTAGTCATTCCCATCCTCATTCCGTTCAATTTCTACCTTTCCCGGCAGGACAGGAAACGGCCATCCTTCCTCGTTGTTATTCCAACTGATCGCCATAGTGAATGGCGTCGTTTCAACCGCCATCACTTACCACCTCCGGCGCATACAAAAAGCGCCCCATATCGGAGCGCCTTTTTTGCTATTCAATGATGCCCTTGCTTTTCAAGTCTTCAATGCTGAAAAAGTAATTCCCATAATACTTGATAATTCGAACCCCATCAAACGAGAACTCCCCGTTTTTTGCGTCCTTCATTTCTTGTGCAACTGATATTGATCCGAGCACCCTTTCCTTCCAGAGTGCACCGGTCACGAAATTCCAAACATTCAGATCATCATCACTGGGCCTAATATAAATGCTGTGGATCTCACGGAGCATTGCCTCTGAAATCCAGCCCTCGCTCATCAGTGGAGGCATGTCTTCACGACCGATAAACTGCGCCCACTGATACGACGGATCAGCCGAATCCGGATAACCCTTGTAACCCGGTTCTTCTTCCTCGACAAATTCGGTATCCGGCTTCAGGTAGTCATTCTTGCGGCCAGCCGGGCCGTCGGTTGCCGCCGGGCTGCCGGTCTGTCCGCCGCTGATGTCCTTCTCAACGACCGTGACTTCTTCTGTTGGCACCGACGCTCCGATCTCAACCCGTTTCAGCTGGTCGTTATACCGCACCGGCGCGCCCAGCAGCTCGCCGACCTTCGCGAGTGGCAGATACGTGCGGCCGTTGTATGCGAGGATCGGATATTCCGGATCAGAATATGTCTTCCCGTTAACAACGACCGGCTGCGTGTACTCGGTCGCAAGATACTGCTTCACCGCGGCGTATGCCGGCACGGCCAGCGTCGCCGCGGCGCCGATGATGATACCGAGTACAAGTCCGATCAAACCTTTTTTCATAGGCAATCCCTCCCGATACTTGTATCGGTATATACGCCGCGGATTTGAAGCAGTTGCGTCAAGCATACACTCCGCGCGCCGACGCTTCGAGTTCAGTCGTGGTGCGATCGACAATCCGCGCGATGACATCGTCGACGTCAACGGTCTGCGCGATCGGACCGGTCGTGACCTGCACGGTCGGCGTGAGCGTGACGAAGTTCTGAATCGCCTTCATCTCGGCCAGGTCGCGCATCACCTTCAGGTCTTCGCTGGAGATATCGACGGTGTCGCGGATTTTTTTGACTTCGCCAACCGAATTGAGTTTCGGGTCCTGGAACCATTGTGAATAGTCATACCCGCCATATTGCTCTGCCGCCGCTGCCTCTTTCTCGGCCTCCTCGCGAGCACGTTTGGCGGCGCGATCCTCGAGAAAATCAAGCACCTTCTGCTCGCGTTCCGCGGCTTTCTGCGCAGCTTTCTCCTCCATTTGGCGGATCGCTTCTTCACCGGCTTGCCGGATGGCCTCTGCTTGGGCCGCAGCTGTTGCTGCAAACTCGACGTGTTGGATCGCTTCCAGTGACACGCCTTTAATACTATTCAATCGCTCGATCAGCCAGTTTATACGGTCGATCACGCCGTTGACGAGATCCTCCATAGTCTGCAGCACTTCGGCTCTAGCATTCCAAAACGCGGTCTGAATCCCGATCCCGACGCGCGCGAAGAAAATGGGGACCTGGTCAAACCAGTTCAGGATCTTATTCCACGCCCTGAGTAAGTTGGCCGCGAATTCGTCGTTGGTCTTCCACAATTTGACGATCCACACAACGATCGCAGTAATGAGGCCAATCAGCGCAGCGGCAGCCATGATGATTAACCCGATTGGGTTGGCGGCAAGTGCGATATTGAGCGCCCATTGGGCGACCGTCCATGCACCGATGGCTGCGACAACGCCCCAGATGATCGGCTCGATGACCGTCCAGTTGCTGCGCACGAATTCGCTCACCTTGCCGATGATATCCATGAGTTTAACGGCCATAACTGCCGCGTCAGCGATGGTACGGCCGAGGCTGCGCATGCTGTTTTGCATGCTCGGATCGTTGAGCATCGCGCTGATGCGTTCGATCGCTGGACCAAATTCCTGCAGCATGGAGTTCTTGACCGAATTCCAGATATCGCTGAATGTCCGCGGCATCTGGCCGAACTTGCGTTCGATCTCATCCGCCGCTGAGAACAGCGCCCCCTTGATAATGTCCGCTGTGATCGTGCCCTCAGCGGACATTTCCTTCAGCTCGCCCTTGCTCTTGCCTGTGAAGTCGGCAATGGCCTGCGCAAGCATTGGAGCGTTTTCCATGATCGAGCGGAATTCATCGCCCTGCAGCCGTCCGGCAGCCATCGCTTGCGTGAGCTGATACATGCCGGCCTGCTGCTCCATTGCGCTGGCGCCGCTGATCCGGAACGCCTTTTGCATCAGTTCAGTGAACGCGATGACTTCGTCGGTGCTGGAGAACGCTTCGGAAGCTAGCAGCCCCAGTTTGCCAACCGAGCCTGCCATGTCCGAATAGAGCCCGCGCGCACGGTTTGCCGCGGCGAAGATCTTGTTTTGAAGCTCTTCAGTCGTTTGCAGACCGTCATTTACCAGATCCAAACGGGCTCGCGTGTTGACGTAGGCGTCGCTGATATTCGTAATCCCTCTCGTTCCTTGAATGGAGAGATACGTGGCCGCCGCTCGCTTGAGTGTGGAAACCAGTCCATCTGCAGAGCTTCGACTTTCGCGGAGACGCTGCAGGAAAGTTTGCTGATGCTTGCTTGCCTGCTGAATGGCGTTTGCGCTTTGCCGCAGCGCTTGGTTGTTTTGGGTGACGGCTACCCTGATATTGTGCATCCCGCGGCCGATACGCGTTACGCCTGCGTTGGTCTGCGTCAACAGTTGGTTCGTCCGCCCGATCCCGCTGTTGATCTGTCGGACCTCATGGGTCAGCTCGTCGAATTTCGCGACCATCGCCTGTCCAAGCATAATCAGCAGCCGGTTATTGCTGATCATCTGCTGCTGTCCTCTGATCGCCTTCGCCGGAACGATGCTTTTTGTGGTCGCCGAAGCCGACGCCGCCGGCACCTGCATGGATTGGTTGACCCGTTCGGCTGTCGATATATATTTTTCCATCTGCCGGATGATGCCGCCCAGCGGCCCGCTCATCGCGTCCATCATACGGATTGTCGATGACAGCGTCGTCACGGCGTCAACCTCCTTTCATCGCTTCCTTGGCTTCTGCATCGCCCGTTTCTCCGCCGCGATCCGCTCGTCGATGCAGGCGATGACGAACGCCTTCTCTTCCCGCGGCAGATTCACGAACGTGCTCGGAAGCATGTGCAGTTTGTGGAGGGCGTAGTAAGCGTAATTCGCTTCACTATCGCCCTCCCGGATCAGTTTTTTGCCTCTTCCACGAGCTCGTCCATCTCAACGTCGAAGCCGCTGAGCTCCTGAATTTTCTGCGCAAGCGTCGCCACTTCGCCGGCAAGCAGCACCTTCTGGACGTAGTCCTCCGGCGTCTGACAGCCGAGCTTCTGGATGCTCGCAGCGTCCTTGAAATTCGGATTAATCGTATGATTGATGACGACCTTCAGATTGAACTTCTGCGCATCAAATTCAACCTTCCGGCCTTTCCGGATTTGCATCGACGCTCGGCGGATCTCGTCGAACTCCGCGGACGTCATGGCCTTGATCTTGAACTTGAGCAGGTTGCCCTTCTCGTCTTTGAATCGCGACGAAACGATCACTTCCTCGGTCAGATTATCGACCGGGTGACTGTTCAGAAACTCTTGCAGATTCATCGTTCATTCCTCCTGAATAGAAGGGGCGCCCAATCAGGCGCCCGTGATGGTATTGAATTGATCCAGCATGTCGACGTCGCTGAACGTGAATGGCAGCTCTTCTTCGAGCATGTCGTCGCTCGTCGCGTCGAACTGCGTGATGACAATGCTGTCCAGGTTGCAGTTTCGCAGGACGATCGTCTGCTTGCCCGCACTGGACTGCGGGTCCTCGTTTACGACCTGGAGATCGAACCAGAAATCCCGGCCGGTTTTGGCGTACTCGATCATGAGGCGCCGGAAAACCGACGTCACATAGTAGATCGTCAGCGTGCCGCTGCCAGACCAACCTGCCGACCGCTGGGGTGTATTCGCCTTCCCGAGGATCGGCACGTCGATCTTGTTTTTCTCGAGCGTGGCCTCGAGAGACTTCGCGTAGAACAACTCTTCCCGCTGGCCGTTGATGGTGATGTACGCCCGGGCTTGTTTGCCGGAAATGGCGTCACTTTCGCGGAAAAACACTCTGCCTCACCCCTTACCGGACCGTCACGGTCATGTAGATTTTCTCGATCGAATCGACCGGCTGAACCCATTGGTTCACGACGACGGCATCCGAGTCCGCGCCCGGCAGCACTTCGATGTCCGTCTGCGGGTCGAAGTTCTGCACCGCGCCGATGTTCTGGTACTGGTTCGTGATGTTGATGCACTCGGATTTGAACAGGTTGCGGCCGTCGTCGTTGTTCGGCACCTTGCCGATGTAGGACTGGCTAAACACGCGCAGATAGTCGTTGCCGAGACCGTCCAGCACACGCAGGACGCGGTTCTTTCTGAACGCCTTGCCCTTCTCCGGCGTGAAATTCTTCAGCGTGTTGATATCCTGCTCCACGACCGCCCGGCCGTCGATGCCCGTGAACACGAACTCGCCGTTTTGCAACGCAGCAACGATCTGGCTGTTCGTGTACCGCGGCGAAGCGTCCACGGCGTCGTCATAGGCGTCATAGGTCAGCGACTGATTGGCGGCGGCACCGGCCGTTGCCCCGGCCACCCATGCGACGGCCTGCGCGGCCGTGAGCGTCGTGCCGTCCGCCAGCACCACGCCGTTCTTCACGCTGATGACACCCTCGTAATCGGCCGTCGGATAGTTCTCCATCACGACCTGAATCTTCTTGCCTTCGTCGTCGCGCAGCCGTTTTGCGAATGCGGTAAAGACGCCCTTCGTCGTCGGGTCGGTCGACATCAGGCCGATCGTGTGGAAATCGTGCACCTCGATCGCTTCGAGATAGTCGAGGTAGTCCTGCGCCGTCGCGGCGCCGTCCGCGCCACCGGTCAGCGCAATACCTGCAGATGCCGTCAGCATGCCGCTGCCCGACCAAGTGACCCATCCGTTCTCCTCGAGGTCCTCGACATTCTGGACAGCCTCTTGGTAGTCGACTTCTGCGCCGTCGACCAGCGTCTGCACGTCAAACTTGTTCGGATCGTCCACATTCGTCGAAATGACGACGGTGATGTCGTTCCCTCGGATGCCGCCGTATTTGGCCGTGATGGTAAGGTTTGAACCGTCCGACCCCGTCGCCTTCGTGCCGTCCGTCAACCGATACAGCAGCAGCCGCTGCGCCCGTTTCATCGCCTCGCGGACCGGCAGCAGCTGCGGCGCCGTGATCGGATACCCGAGCGTTGCGAACGTGTCCTCTCCGGCCTCAATGGCAATCACCTGCTTTGCCGGCCCCCAGGAGAGCGGAAGCGGCAGGCTGACGATGCCGCGTTCGCCGAGCGTGCCGGCAGCCCGCGGCTCAGACTTGAAGTTGATGTAGACGCCGGGGCGCACCTTGTTCTGCGCCGTCCACGTACCTCCAGCCATGTTACGTCACCTTCCTCTTTGCGTAGTCCTCGATCAGCTTGTGGGCCTGATCGAGCGTGTACTGCTCGTCGTCCTTCAGGACGGCCCGCAGTACGTCTTTCTGGATCGGCGTGAAGTTCAGGGATCGGATAAGCTGCCGCTTGCTGAACTTCGGAGCCGCTTTGTCTTTGCTCACTTGACTCCCTCCCGCACGTTGAGCGTCTGCATGGCCGGATCTTCCGGTTTCGGCGCCCAAACGTGAAAACTGTATGTTACGAAGAAATGCAGCACTTCATCGACAACCTGAAACCGCATGCCGGTCCCGTGAACCACCCGGCCGACGACCGAAATCTGCTGAAGCGCTGCAGTCAGCCGGTCGGCCATGTCATACATGTCCGCGTTCTCGCGTCCCGGCGCGAAGTAGTGCACGTCAAACGGATGGACGCGCAGGTACCGACGGCCGAGTTCTCGGGTATGCGCCGGCTCCAGCAGCTTGACGAAGAAGTAGGGCGGCGCAAGATTCTGCGGGATCGGCTCGCCGGATATTGGGATGTCCGGGAACGCGGCGTCGATTGCAGCGTTGACAGCGCGCCGGGCGTCGTTGATCGTGACAGGTTGCACGTTCACCACCTCAGATATGTCTTCAACAAGTGATCGAGCCGCTTCTGGATGATGCGGGGGATGGCACGCTCGACCTCTTGCTCACTGAGCGTCAGCATGAATTTGCCCTCCGTCCAGTGGGTATCGACGTGCAGGGTAACCCCCAACTCCGGCACATACACACCACGGTGTCCGTATTCGACGTAAATCGCATATTCCACCGGGTTGATCACTTCGATCTGCCAACCGCCTCTGACTTTCAGAATCTGGCTGATCGTCCACCCACGGCGAAGATCTCCACTGTCGACCGGTGTTCGCGGCACGACTTTCGCGAGCAGCAGGAGCGCAATCTCCTGCAAGCAGCCGTAGAAAAAAACCGAAGGCAGGTCTTTGCGCATGTCCTTCAGCTTTTTCTTCAGCTCCTTCATGTCGCCAAAGTCGAATTCGCCCCAGCGCCGACCCATCACGCCCACCCCTTGCGCTGCAGGCTGACCTCCTGATGAGTCGAATACACGAACGGCTCGCCGGCCGTGTAACGCCGCATCACGCCTCCCCGGGTGACTTCGATCGAGTCGCCCTGTCGTATCTCCAGTTCCGGCGCGATGAACAATTTCGTTTCGTACCGGATGTCATTCTGCGCCTCAGTTTGACCATTCGTGCCCAGCGCACGTTGCGATATCCGACAAGGCCGGTCGACATGAACCGGCTGCAGAACCTGCTTCGTCTCCTTCGTGTCCGGGTCTTTCACGGCCTGATACCGGTAAATCGTACATCGGTCCGTGTACAATCGCTCAATCGCTCGACGATAGCGCGCAACGTTCACGCTCACCACCTCATTCGGCGATACCGGTTGAGGTCAATCCGGTAATTGAGCACGACCTGATCGATCACCGATTTGCTCGTGTTCGACAGTCCACCACCGGAGCCGCCGCTCGTCACCGATGTGTCGCCGATCTTCATAGACTCACCACCGCCGACCGTCGCCGCAATCTGCTCGTCATTCGGCTGATCGATCCGGAGCGCATCGACGACCATCGACGCCCAGGTATGCTCCAGCTCGGCAGGAATATCCGTCATGTTCGTGTAATGTAGAATGCGCTGACCGATCTCCTGAACGTAGGAGTCGATCAGCGCATCATGCGAGTCATCCAGCCTCAGCCGGAGTTTGACCGTGGCGAGGACTTCACCCGCCGACATCGCGGTCTCCGCCCTTCTTCCGTCGCTTCGTCTTTTCGGGCGCCTCTTCTTGCGGCTCAACCGAATCAGTTTGCAGTTGTACGGCCTTCGCCTTCACGGCCAACTCACGTCGCCTGCGTTGAAATCCTGTCAGACTCATCCAGATCACCTCACACGATTTTGAACACGTGCTTTACAATCCGGATCGCCTTCGGCTCATAGACGCGCTCCCAGTTAGCACCATTGGCCAGCTCCGAGTTTTCCGGGAACACGTCGGCGACCGACGCCTCAGTCCACTTCACGCCGCGCGGATGGAGGATGAAGATCCGGCGATTGATCAGGAAATCCTCACCGGACGAAGCCAGCGAGTCGCGGTCGATCTCGGTTTCAATAATTCGCGGATGTGAACCGTTACCGAGGGCGATTGCACCTGCGCCAAACAGGTACATCGTGCCGGTCTTCGTGCTCGTATCATACGGCATGGCGTCATCCACAATGACGCGCTTGTTCATGAAGTACGGCACGCGGTCGGATTGATCTTTCTCCTGCACGTACTCGATCAACTGTCGTTTGGCCAGATATGCCTCCACCGCGCTGTGCATCATAACGCCGGTCAGCAACCCTTTTGCATCACCGAGCAGTTGTGTCGCATCGATGAAACTGTCGCCGTCGAGCAACGCATCGTCACCGGTTTCTCCTGAGATGTCCAACACATGACCGGACATGTTCGACGCTTTGAACACACCGTCAAGTGTCGCCAGGAGAATCTTCTGCATCTCGCGCGTCCAGTACGCGGCCACCAAATCCGCAATGGCACGCATCGGATCGTCACCGGAGAGCAGCGCGGACAGGCCGTTCGCGCCCCATGCTCGACCGCGGCCGTGCTTGCGGGCGACGTCTTTGTTCGATCCGATCTTGCCCGGCGTGAGCGCGCCGTCGTCTTTCATCGTCTCAGAGTCGCCGGTCAGGTCGTTCCAGAACGGCATGTTGACCAGCGTATTCGGCCCGCTGGCCAGCTGGTCGAATTCGGAAAGATTTTGAACGATGCCCGATTGGACCAGCGCCGAAAGCTCCATCGTGCGCTGGATCACGTACGGTTCGAATATTTCCGGTTGAATGACATCGCCAATACGAGTGATCGTCACTTTTCATCACCTCATGGGATTATTTCGCTGCAGCCATCAGCTGCTTGGCGAGTTCGGGATTCTCCCGAAGAATGCGACCTTGTTCGGTCAGGTTGAAATGCTCTCGCGACCAGGGATTCTTCTGGCCGCCCCCGCCGCCTTTGTCCCCGCCTTCCGGCGGCTTGGCACCTTTGAATTTGGCACCGGAACCGTCTTTCTCGACGAACAAAAAAGCCTTGCTCTCGCGCAGGGCTTTGATTTGGTCGTCGAGGCCGGATTTGATGTTGCCGGCAGCATCAAGCTCAATCTTTGATTTGTCGACCAGTTGCACGATGATGTCCGGGTCGTGCGCCTGACCAGCAACCGCCAGCTTGATGGCCGTCGTCACTGACATATCGCGCAGCTTGGCTTCGTACTGCTCGGTCGCGGCCTTGTTGGCTTTCTGAAGCTCTTCGATCTGCTTCCGCAGCTCCTCGTTGCCCTCAGCTGCCTTCTTCAGGTCGGCCAGCTGCCTGTCGCGCTCCTTCAGCGCTTCTTCGGCCTGCTTCCGGGCTTCGTTGGCTTCGTCGAACTTGGATTTGGGGATCCAATTCCCGTCCGACACGATGGCAATCTTGTGCTTGTCGCCGAGCTTCGATGTGACCTGATTGTACAGTTCCCCACCCAGCAGTTCTTTCAGATCCACTTTCAACACTCCCGATTAGGTTTTTAGGCTGGTAACCCGCCAGCAATCGGCTTCCGTTCAGTTTGACCCCGAACCTTTAAAGAGGGCAACAATATGGGCCCCGGAAGTCTCATCCGGAGCCCACAGGTTCGTATTGTGACTCGAAATCGGCCTGCTTGATGGCCTCAAGCTTGCCATTTTGATGTTTTACAACATAATCGCCAATATGAGCGACAACCACTTCGAGCGGACCGCGAATTACACGCAACTTGATATCGCCGGCCTTATCGTATTCGATTTGAATGGGCAGCCCGACGAAATCAATGATTTCTTGCACCTGATCGGTCGATAAAAACTGGATGGCCTCGCAGATCGTGCTTCGGCGATATTGCCCGACAGCCAATCGCATCACCTCGCTTTCTGTGCAAAACAAAAGCACCCTCGCATACTTGCGGGAGTGCTTCAAGTGATTCGTGCCATCATCTTTTGCTGGATCGCTTTCGCCTCATCATCAGTAATGATCTCGTAGTCATTGAATTCGCCGATAAGAATGTCATCAAACTGCCGAGTCTCTTCCCAGCTCCCATTTCGAAAGATTTCGAATATGCCTTCTTTGAAACGGACGAGCGCGAACGGCGCCGTTTTTGTCATACCATATTTGGTTATTGCATAATACTGCACCATCCGCACCGACCTCCTCACCTAATTTTGTCAACACCCGGAGGCTTCCTGATTCCATTAGCCAACTTCATCATTTCTTCCCACAGTTCCATTTTACGCTTCTTGGAAGTCGTAGACAACCGGTATTCCTCGTAAAGTTCATGCAGCTTGTTTTGTTTGAGATCGAAGCTCTCCGGCGTATGGAACTGCAGTTCATATGTGATGCCATCCGGCGATACCAGCACGACGTTAATGCCGTTGTACGGATTCTGCGCGTCTTTCCATGCGTTCTTGACCTTCCGCAGCGTATGCCCTTCGTTGATCAGCGTCATGATCACCGTCGTGTAAAGGGCAAAATATCGATCCGGGTCTGTCACCGCCGTATAGCGTAGCACGTCATTGATCGAACGTGCCACGTCCATCGGCGTCAGGTCCGGATTGATCTTTAAATCATGCTCCAGGTCAGTTGTTATTTTGCGGATGAAAGAATCTTTTGCTTTGATCCGGAAATCAAGACCGGCCATTTCGCCGCCAGCTTCCTCGACAATCCGCGTCACCGTCGACGTGATCTCGGGTTCATGCACCACGATCGAACGATAGTATTCGTCGAGATCTTCGCGGGTTTCGTCGACCATCTCGCGCGCCGTGCGTGGTTCCGTGACGCGAACGGCCGGCGGCTCGACCGGTTTCGGCGGTTCCGTGATATTCGGCTGCGGCTCCGGAGCGCCTTTCGGTTTGCCACCAGCACCGTGTTTCTCTTCCCACTCTCGGTACGTCATATCCCCAGGGACGTAATACGTCTCACCATCGTCAGCCCGTGCGGCCCGCTCGCCGGGCTCGGCATCCTCAAAATGCGGGATCGTCGTCGACCGGCAGTAAACGTGCAGCGGTGGGTAATTGACACCGGCCCGCGCCTCGCTGAGGCGAAACACGCGCCCATCCATATCGCGGCAGATCTCGGACGTCCGGCGGTCGAGCGTCGCCACGAACTTGTAGGTCTCGACTCCAATCTCCCGGTAGGCGTCGAGCCGGGACTGGCCGGAAAAATACGCCGCCTCTGTCCGGATCAGGCGCTCCGCTGCATGCCGGCTGACGCCCATCCGCTCCGCGAAGTCCGAGATCACCTTTTCAGCCGGCTCGCCGCGGATCAGATCCTGCGTCAGAATCGTCTGCAGCTCGCTGACCAGCTTGTCGCGGTCCTTCCAGATCCGCGCCGAGAAATTCGAGCCGTCGGGCGCCCAGGGCTTCGCAAGCACCTTGTCGATCTGCCTGTCATCGAGCTGCGCGAACGAGGTGCCGACTCCGGTGCCCTTCTGAATCTCAAACACGCTGCGGTAGTAACTGTCCTTGTAGATGCTGCCGAGTGTGTCCGTCGTGCCCTTGAGCCGGCGCGAAGTCAGGTTCTCGATCTCGTTTTGCAGGTGGATCTCCAGCTCACGCAGGCGTGTGATGTGCACCTTCGCGCTCGCGTTCTCAAGCTCCTTGATCCAGCGCTGGTCGACGGCGTTCTCTCGCCCGCGCTGAATGTACTCCTCGACCGTCCAATGGAACTCCTTCAGCTCGTTCCGATCGAGCAGCTGCCGGGCGGCTGCGATGCTGATGTCATTGTTTTTTGCGAGCCGGGCGTACCAACGTTCCGTCTTCTCGCGGATCTTCGCCAGCGCCCGTTCATACTCCTCGCGCTGCCGGCGGATGTATTCCTCGCCGCGGCTCAGCATCGCCTCGTTCAGTTGGTCCATCCGGCGGGCCCAGTATTCTTCCGGCTTCATTCGTCGTCACCGCTCGTCTGGTCTGCCTGCTCACCAGGTGGCAGCCCGCCGTAAGCCTCCGAGCGCTCTTCCCGCTGCTTCTGTATGCGATCCAGCTCCTCCTGCACATCCGTGACCCACGGATGTTGCGCAACGAGCGTCTCGTCCGAAAGGATACCGGAGCTGTTCCGGATGTTCGTGATCGCGTCGGTCTCGTTGATGAGGATGTCGCGGTTGAAAACGAACTCGACCGGTTCGTGCATAAAGTCGCCAGCGCCAGTATTGGCCAAATGGATATTCACGAACCACATGAGCTGCTCGAGGCTCGCCTGGAACTCGGTTTCCATGATATTCGCGTCCATGTCCAGGTCGGCATACAGGAACTTCAGCGCGATGCCGCTCGGACTGTTTCCGAACTTCTCAGACTGCGTGTCCACCCCTCGTCCAAACTCATAGATGTCCTTGCGCAGCCGGTCCAAATGCTTCTCAGTCGCTTCGGTGTCAATGTCGATGCTGAGCGTATCGACGCCGCCGTCGTCGCCCATTACCTTCACGGCCCGATATACAGACATATTCCGTCGAAACTCACCCAGGTCTTGTCCGTCGAAGTTTTTGAGCACGTAAATACTGTTCGGCAAGTCCTCCAGGTTGTTCGCATGGTCAGACGTTCTTGCGTCGTATTCATCCACCAGCGATTTCACGACCCGAATAAGTGGCAGCTCCTCATCGTTGTATTTGAACGCGATGAACGGCACACGCTCCCAGTTGAGCGGCTGATCTTGTCCAGCAACGACCGCCGTGAAATGGCTGCCTTCCTCGCCTGCCTCCACGTCCGGGATCAGGCCGCCATTGTCAAGCACGTAACGGCGAACGCCTGCCGTGTCCCAAAACTCGACTTTGGTGATGATGCGTTTCTGCGTGCCCTCATATGCCTCGATCTCGTAAACCCGGATGGCCGCATCCAGCTCCGTATGATCCGCATCTCGCCACAGCGGGATGATCTCCTCAGACGGGATTTTCTTGAACGACAGCTGGCCATCCTCATCGTAATAGACGTGCAGCCAGGCTTTGCCTTTGTTGACCGCTTCCTTGCCCAGGTTCTTCAACAGACGCAAAAAAGACTTGTCGAAAATCTCGTTCAACAAGTCCAGGTACTTCTGATTCTCAGTCTGGATGCTGAGCGGCTTCCCGAGCAGATAACCGACCTTCTGGTCGACGAGCTTCCGCACGAACGCATGCACAAGCTTGTTGTTGGCGAGATTTTTAACCTCAATCAGTTCGCCATCCTCACCAATCGCCGTGCGCTTCCGCCGCAGGATGTCATGATCACCGACATAATACCGTTGCCCGGTAACCATCCATCGGCGCTCGTCAGACGTCAGCCAATCGCTGACTTCCTGCTTGATGATGTCTTCCAGCGTCATGGCCGACCTGGCGCCCGCCTCGAGGATTGATGTAATGCGTTGCATTTCTGGCGTCAAAGGATCACCTCCCTCACTTGAAGCTGATGGCCGGGCCGCGGATCTCGCTTTCCAGCGCATACCGGACGGCGTCGATGCTGTGGTTGTTCTTGTCCGGATATCCTTCCTTCCATCCCCCGTTTTTGTCCGGCTCGAGTTCATACCCCTCGAACTCGCGCGCCGTGTTCGGACAGCGAACCGGGTCGATCACGATCTCGTCCAGGTCCTGCAAAAACTTGATTCCGTGCTCCACAGAATCCGGTCCTTTCTTCGCGCCGGTGATGTTCACGCCGAGGTTTCGCAGTTCCGCGATCGTCCGCGGCTCGGCGCTGTCAGCCGTCACGCGGGCGTTGCTTTTGTTTTCTGTCTTGATGGCATCGGCCAGCGACCGGTTCGACATGCCGACCTTGTGGATCTCGTAGAAGATGTACAGGCGGCGTCGCGTGGCGTCGTAGTGCATGACCGCGTAATGCGTCGGGTGCGCTGCGAACCCGAAGTCAAGCCCGCGCTTGATCCGGTCGAATGCCGCGATCTCCTCGTCGCTGATCCGGCGAATCGTGAGGTTCGTGAACACCTCGCCGCCGGTCCCGACATCCTCGCCCAGATATTCGTGCCTGTACGCCAGCTCATTCCGCTGGCGCAATGCCTCGGCCTCGATGAAGAATTGTTCGCCGAGCCACTCCCGCGGCACACCCAAATAGGTGCTGTGGTGGACATACCAGCCGGCCGGCGGATTGCTCTTGTATTCATGCACCCAGCGCTTGCGGCTTTTGGGTGGATTGTAGGTGTAGAACACCTTGTACGTCTGCCCACCGCGCAGCAGCGTCTGGTTGATACTGCGGATGTCCTCAATGCCGAACTCGTCCGCCTCTTCGTACCAGACAAACTTAAAATAGCCCTTGCGCAGCCGCAAGGACTTGATTTTGATCGGGTTATCGGCACCGCGGAAAATGATCCGCTGGCCGGTCGGTTTGTAGACGATTTGCATCGGCGATACCCGGCAATCAAACAGATGCGCAACGCCGAGCTTGTCGAGCGCCCACTCGAATGACGCATAGACTGATTCGCGCAGCGTGTCCTTGACCTTCCGCAGCGCAATTGCGTTCGCATCCGGGTCAGCGATCATGCCCAGAACGATCTCTGTCGGCGTAAACGAGGATTTCGTACTGCCCCGGCCGCCGCCAAGGAGGAAGTGTGTCGCCGCGTCATCCTTGATTGCGTGATGCACCTCGTAAAAGCTCGGCGCGATCAGGTCTGTCAGCCGTACCTGCATCTCATCCCTGCCACCTCCGCGCGGACATATGTACAAAATTCGGGATTATGTACATATGTCTGAATGCTCGATCTCCAAAATCAGCCGATTTTGACCGTTACGGCCGATTTTGTCCGGCACCGCTCGGTCACGCTGCCGGCTGATTTCATACACAAAGTGCAAATTGCACGATCTCGCTCCAGCTCGTCATTGCTCCGGATTTCGCGGTACGTCGTCGACGATCTGGACGGCTCCCTGGACGTCGACCTGCTGCTTGTCGATCCACATACCGAACCGCTTGCCGAGGAGCTCCAAAGCCTTGATCTTGTCCGCAAACCGGACCTCGCGCTCGATCATCTCCGTCTCCCCGCTCATTGTCTTGACCTTCACGCTGGCGATCGCCGCCCTGTCGTCAGCCGCGGCGTCAGTCAGCAGCTCGGCCGTATCCATGTCAATGAGTTGTGTCGGATCCAGAAAGGCAATGCGGGCGAGCTCGCGGATGATGCGCTCCTGCGTGACGCCCGTACGCCGCGAATGTTCGGCCATGCGAGCCTCGATATATGCGCGAATTTTAGTGTTTTTTAGTAACTTGTCTGCATTCGTACCTGCCGATTTCGGACTGTATCCTGCCCTGATTGCCGCCTGAGTGGCATTGAGATCGATCAGGTACTCGTCGACAAACTTCTGCTGCTTAGGCGTGAGCTTCGCCATCCCGCATCACCTCCAAATCCAAAATAAAAAGCACCGATTATGACGTGAGCAAACTAGGGTTATCGCCTAGCACCATCGCCAAACCAGCGCCTAACTTCCGTACCTGATCCTCATCCAGCTCGATCTTCATAAACTCATCGAGACCATGAATGATTTCATGTAGCAATGTTTCTCTTTTATCCTCGGTCGTCATATCTCGATCGATTCGAATTTGACGGTTAAAGAAATCTATCTCGCCTTTTCTAGGTTCAAACTTATTAACGCATTCTACCTCAAGCACTTCGTAATTTGCATAGCCTATCTTTATTTTTGAAATCATGCTCAATCCTCCATACTTGCCATACTGTGAAACTTTTCCTATTTCTTCACGTATTAGGTTAACTAGAGGAGGTGAAAAGTCATGGTTGAAAGGTATAAACCAGGTCAGAGGCCGCCTGACTCGGCTCAGTTCAAGGAAGCAGGTCCTAGAGGCGGCATCATCGGAAAAACCGAGATTACTGGTATTGAAGGTAAGCCCCTGCCTCCAACCAGTAAGCCGGGAAATACTTGGGTACCTGTCGACAAGACTAAGCATAAGAGATAGTCATCAATGGTCAACTAAACTAAAGGAGGTGCTTCTATGCCTACTACAGGTGAAAAACCGGGTAAAGGAACGTATTATTGCACAAACTGCGGAACATCTGTAACCTTGGATGATAATACTGATACGTTGCCTCCTTGCCCCAAATGCAACGGTACTGATTTCAGATGATCTCTTAAGGCCTGCTGTATTTAGCAGGCCTTAATTTTCCCGGACGCCGCCCCGCACCTATCCGGCTCGGCGGAGGAGGTGAGGGCCGCAACTCACCCGCGAGGCGGCGGACGAAAAAGAACCCTGGCCATTTGGCCGGGGCTCTGAAATCATCATGCGTTCGGGACGCAGCCATGGGCCATGCTCCCATGGACGGCAGCCATCGTCCAGCCCAAGCCTGTTTGCGCTGCCTCGGCCGGCCTCATTAAGGGCGTGCTTACGCGCGTCTCTCTTCCGCCACTGCGTCCCTAAATGCAAAAAGCGCCCCTGAAAAAGGGCGCACGAAGGGTGCTGTATTCTGTATGACATCTGCATGACATGTGCATGACAAGCATCACGAAATGGCTCGCTGCACCTTGTCCCGCGCACGTTCAACGAATCGCTGAACGCTCGCTCTCGATACCCCCAATCTATCACTGATCTGAGAATAAGTCAACCCATGCGCCATATGCAGCAGCCAACACGTCAGCTCGCGCTCCGTCATCACGGCCACGCAGTCGATCAGGCGTTGCCGCTCATCCTCCGTCAACGGCTCGGCACTTGCTAGCAGCTCCCGGCGCCGGTAGATGTCGCGACGTTCTGCGCCTCTCCGGCTGCCCGGCCGTCGACCGCGGCGCATCCAGTCCAGCGCATACCGCATGTCCGACAGCATGCCGGAGACGGTGCGGGCCTCGTCGGCTTCGTCCGGGTTGTCCCGGTTGAGAGATCGGCGGTAGCTGTCCAAGTGGCGGATGCCGTCGCTGTACTGGACGATGAGCTCAGCGATCAAGTTACGGTCGGTCACGCTTCCGTCCCCTCCCCGTTTGGTTAAACTGCCCCTCAGCTCGCAAGATGTATTCCCGCCCGGCGACGCGGATCACGGTCGGTACACCTTTCTTGATCTTCAGGTAAGTGACAAGCAGCTTGAACGATTCACCCGGTCTTGCCCGTCCCAACATATCGCATCACCCTTTCAATCCTGGCTTTCACGGCCTGCATCAGGGCCTCTTGCCCAGTTTCCTTCCGTTCGATCGCCTCCACGGCTTCTTCATCCATCGTGTCTTCGGCGACATAGCGCCGGACGACGATCCGGTTTGCCAGCCCTTGACGATACACCCGGGCGATGGCCTGCTGATACTCTTCTAAGCTCCAGATCTGATCGAACCAAATCACCGTCTGGCAATTCGACTCCTGCAGGTTCAGCCCGTGGCCGGCAGATTTCGGATGTAGGCACAACAGCGGAATCTCGTTGTTGTTCCAGGCGCGGATATCATCACGGCCCTCTTTACCTTTCCGCAGAACCCGCGCCTGCGGGAACCGTCGGCGAATCCGATCCAGGCTGTGCTGGTAGTAATAAAACACCATCACCGGCTTTCCGTTCGCCGCCTCGAGGTCGTCTTCCAGCTGATCCAGTTTGGCGTCGTGTATGTGCTTCACGCCGCGTTCTTCGTCGTAGACAGCGCCAGACGCCATCTGCAGCAGTTTGTTCGACAGGACGGCTGCCGTCTGTGCCACTACATCCGCATCTTCGTATTCCAAAAGCAAATCGTGTTCCAGCTTCCTGTAGAGATCCCGCGGCTTTCCTGTGATGCGGATTGGCACCGTCAGCTCGATCTTCTCCGGCAAATCCAGCCAATCTTCGGCTTTCATGCTGACCACAATATCGCTGATTGCCTCGAAGATCCGCTGCTCCGCCTCTTTTTTCGCGTGCCACTTGTAGACGATGTGACCACTGCGCTCACCGGGTACAAAGTACCGGTCGCGGAATCCGGTGATCGTCTTTCCCAACCGCTCGCCCTGATCCAGCAGGTAGATTTGCGCCCACAGGTCCATCAGTCCGTTCGGCGCCGGGGTTCCCGTGAGCCCCACCACCCGACGGATCATCGGCCGCACCCGGCGGAGTGCCCGGAAACGCTTGGATTGGTGATTCTTGAAGCTGGAGAGCTCGTCAATGACGACCATATCGAACGGCCATTTGCTGCCGTATTCGCTGACCAGCCATTCGACATTCTCGCGGTTAATGATCCAGATGTCGGCCTCCTGCCGCAGCGCCCGGCGCCGCTGTTCTATGGTTCCCAGCACCTTCGCAATTCGAAGATGACGCAGGTGGTCCCATTTTTCGATTTCCCGCGGCCAGGTATCTTCGGCTACGCGGAGAGGCGCGATGACCAGGATGCGACCGGCGTCAAAGTAGTCATTCAGCAAAAGGTCGATGGCAGTTAAGGTCGAGACGGTCTTCCCGAGACCCATCTCCAGCAGCAAAGCGATGTATGGCGTTTCAATGATCCGCTGGATCGCATATTCCTGGTACTTGTGCGGAATGAATTTCACCCGCTCACCTCCCGGATGAACTTCTCGATGTCTTCGGCAGAGTCGATCTTGTAATGCTTGTGCCCCAGTTGCTCCAGCTTCTTTTTCCACTTCCGCTGCAACGGCTCCAGCGGCTTCCCCGGCGCCTTCAACTCGACATATACCGTTCGCCCGCGCGGCAAGATCACAACCCGATCGGGTACGCCCCGGTTACCCGGGCTTACCCACTTTGGCGCCTCCCCGCCAATGGCTTCCACCGCCAGACGAAACTTTCGTTCCAACGATGACTCTCGCATCCATCTGCCTCCATTCCGGTGGTTGCCATTTTGCCGCCTACGCGCGCGTACTGTTTATTTTCCCGTTTAACTATAGTGTGTATATACTTAAATCAATTTTTACTTAATTAATAGAAGTAACGGCAACAACGGCAACCAATGGTCAAACACCCTATATTGACGCTGCTTTTTGCGGTTTCCGTGAACATCGATTTCCGGCAACTTTGCGGCAACCGGGGCAACCGGTCACGGCAACCCCGGCAACTGGTTGGCAACTGATTGCGGCAACCGCTCAAATACCCGTTGAACGCCATACCCAGGTACGCGTGCTTTACCGGGACGCTCCGTCCATCCTGGAATGTTGCGGAGGATATCCATGATTTCCTTTGCCTCCCACGGCCTCATGTCGCCCCTTCGCTTTCCGAGGCACTCCACCCAAATCTGGGCCGCACATACACGCTGCCGCTTTTGACCGGTTGGCCGATCCATTTCGTCCAGCTCTTCAGACTCCAGCCACTCCAGGATCAACCCTTCCCGCGGGTCACTTTCCATATGTGCCGATTGCCGCCGCTCTGCTTCTTCACGGACTTCCGAATCCAGTTCGAGGCCCTCGCCCGCCTTGTACCACGTCAGCACTTCAGCCCAGATTTGCCGGACTTCCTCATCGTCTAAATGCTCCCAGTGGCTCTTCTCGGCCCTTTCCGGCACCACTTCAACCGGCCAAAATCGGCGGTTCCCGGTCGTGTCCCGCAGGAATTCCCGGCTATTCGTCGTGCCGAAGAATACGCATTTCCGCGGGAACTCCGAAACCTGCCGGTCATAGGCCACACGGTATCGGTCCTCTGTTTTTGACAAAAATGCCTTGACCTCTTCGACCTCGGATTTCTTCATGGCGCTGAGCTCGCCGATTTCGAAGATCCAGCCGTTCTGCAGGTGCTCGCCGGCCTCCTTATTCTCGAACGTCCGCAGGCTGTCGCTGAACCAGTCTCGGCCCAGCTTCGCCAATATGCTGCTTTTCCCGGCCCCCTGCGGGCCGACCAGAACAAGCATTTGGTCGAACTTGCATCCGGGCTGATAGAGTCGCGTGACGGCCGCAAGGAGCATCTTCCGTGTCACCTGCCGCGTGTAGAGCGTGTCGGCCGCGCCGAGGTAGGTCACGAACACCCGCTCTGCGCGCTCGATGCCGTCCCATTTCCTGCTTTCCACGTAAGCCTTGATCGGGTGAAACGTGTTCCGGTGGACCACTTCTGTAAAGGCATTCTGGATAAGCCGACCAGACTGGATTCCGTGCGTTTTCGCGAACCAGTGCAACAGGCGCTTGTCGTCAGCTGCCAGCCACGGTTCATATGTCCGGTGCGGCCGCTCACGCTCCCGCCAGGGCAACGGTTTGCGGATGACTTCCGTATTCCCGAAGGCGTCATAGGCCAGCACACCGCGCCAGATGCCGTGCGTGAGGATCAGCTCCACGTTGCCGGCTGTGGGCAGGAGCGCCCCAGTTTTGGGATGCCTCTCGAGCTGCTCCAGCCAGCTGTCATCCTCCGGGTCTTCGTCGTCGAGGTCCATGTCGCCGAAATCAGACTGCAGGTCGACCTGCATCTCGGCGCCGGCGAGGCGTTTCACTTCCGGAAGATTGATCGCCCAGCGCTCCGTGGCCAGATGGCTCGGTTTTTTCGCATCCGGTGTGTGCTCCTTCACGTTCTCGTCCAGATGACCGAATTTGTGGACTCGGACGAGATCGAACAGGTTGTATGTCCGCCCGTCGGCCACCGGGTCGCTGTCCTGATGCGAATAGGCCAAATCCTGATCCGGGAACACCTGCAGTCCGTTCGCGCTGGTGCCGTGCACGTAGGTGTACCGATGCGGCATTGTGCCCGGCACGTACACGTCGGACAGAAACGTCTCGATGCCCACCTCAATCGGAAACGCCCGGCAAAACAGCCCGATTGTGCCCATCTTCTCCCGCGGATCTTGTGCTTTGGTTGTGATAGATCGGAGCACTTTCGAATCATCCGGGTGCCGCGGCCAGCTCATGACGTCCGTCCAGTCGTCGTATTCCGCAAGCAGCGAATCGACGTCGACCGGATCGCCTTCGTAGATTTCCAGCACAGGCTCCGCGTCTTTGCTGCAGCTGGGCAGATACATGAGCCGGTGCACGTCGAAGGTCGTCTTGTCGAAGTAATGCATGCCGATCTTCTCCGCGAGCTTCCGGCTGGCGGCGGCATACTCGTCCGGGCTCATTCGCCGGCTGGCGGGCACAATTAGCCGGTACTTCGGCTTCTGCGGCCGGTGGCTGTGCGTTGAATAGACGGCATATGCAGATCCGCCCAAGACGAGCTCGCAGTCGAACAGAAAATCCTCCGTCGCAAAGTCCGCATCCAGCGTAATCAAGCTGCGGGAGTCGATGTTCTCTTTCTTTCGACGGCCGCCGCGGATGAGCCCGCCGACGAATGCAGGCCCATCCTTCACCCGCCCCTTCTGTGCCGGGTTCATGCGGTCATACTGCGCCATCGTCTCGTTCGTGCGGCGTAACTTCCGCAGCCGTTCGACGAACTCTTCCCAGGTGAGGTATTCAGGTTTCCAGTTTGTGTCGGCTCGGTGCTTGCCGAAGCTGATATCCAGTTCCATTGGACTCACCCCAACATTTCGTCGAACACTTCATCCACCGCCATCCGGAGGTTGTTCACAGCCACACGGTAGTAGCTCTCCTTAAGCTCTACCCCGACGAACCGGCGGCCCATTTTGATCGCTTGGTACCCTTCGCTGCCGATTCCGGCGAACGGGCTGAATACGATATCCCCGGGATTGCTCCAAAGCTCCACGCCGCGAGCGATCACGTCCAGCTGCAGCGGGCAAATGTGCTTTTCGTCCTTTTCGTCCCGGGCGGATTTGTACTGGAGCGTGTAAGTCTGCCGAATGTCCATCCAAACTGGAGATGCGTATCGGCGCCAGACATGATGCGAATACACCGGATCCTCTTTTGCCAGCGAGATGTTTTTGTGTACCCGGCTGTCTTTCAACTCCGGCAGCTTTTTCGGCGCTTTCGGCTCATTCTCCCCGATGAATCGCGTAAACCCGTCGGGATGTGCGATTGGCTCCGGGTTGTCCCCCGGTTTCCGCATAGTGATCAGATAATCCGGCAGGCCCTGGCGACACATCGCAGAATCCTTGACAATCTGCTTGTGCATCAGCCCGAGTGCCTTCGTCCGGGTAGCCTCGATGAGCGGATCTTTCCAGATCACCACTTTGGAGTGATAGATGAACCCCTCATCTTCAAACGCCTGCCGAAGCTGTGCCGGAAAGTCCTTCAGCCCGATATACCCATCCCGACTCTTCATTATCGGTAAGTCCATACAGTGGAAGCTCACCAACCGCCCGGGGATCATGACCCTGTACAGTTCCCGGATCAGGAAACGGAAATGCTCGAAAAACTCCTCGTCGCTCCGGCAGTTCCCCATGTCCCGGTCGCTGTTGCTGTACGTGTACAGGCTGGTGAACGGCGGCGAGAAGATGGAATAATGAATGCTGTTGTCCGGCAGTCCGCGGGTTATCTCCACGCAATCGCCGTTGTAAATAGCGAAATCGTCCTCAATGACTTGGTCGATCGCATTAACCGGTTGCTGCAAAATTCTCACTCCTTAACCACGGCGGAATGATCAACGGCTGCCGCGCGTCGTATTCGGCGACGTCGCGATCCGCGGCTCGGATGGCTTCTGATGTAATGTCTTTGGTGTACTTGATCATTTCGTCCAGCATCTTCCGGAAGTCCGCTTCCTTGCGCTTGATGTTGTCGGCCACGGCACCTTCCCGCGTCGTCGTAATCATGTGGACGTTCACCGGTCGGGTTTGGCCGAAGCGATAGCAGCGCCGGATCGCCTGGAAGACTTGCTCGAAGCTGTCCGAGAGACCGACGAAAGCCATGTCGGCACAGTGCTGCCAGTTCATCCCGAATCCGGCGATGGACGGTTTGGTGACCAGCACGCGGATTTTGCCGGCGGCGAAGTCGAGCATTGCCTGTTCCTTGAACGCCGGCTTGTCGCTCCCCTTCACCTCGACAGCGCCCGGGATGGCCGCCGCCAGCATCTCCGATTCGACGTTCAGGTCGCACCAGACGAGGAACGGCCGATCCGTCGCGTTGACGATCTCTGCGCAGGCCGCCACCCGTTCGGCAACAGTCTCCCGGCGCGCCCGCTGCCGCTGCGACAGCGTCTTGGCCGGCTCTCCGCCTACGTCGATCACGACGTCCTGCACGTTCAACGGCGGCAGGATATATCCGTCATCCGGGTATCCGAGATCGGACGGTTTTTCGAGCATGACACCCCAAGAGGCCACCCACCTCCAGAACGCATCTTCCGCATGGCCTTTCAGGCGCCATTTCTGCGTTTCGCCGCCGTCGTGAACGAAAAACGTGGACAGCATTTCCGTCCGACTCATGACGCCCAGGAACTCCGCATGGTTTCCGAGTTCCATGTAGTCGTTCGGTGCCGGCGTCGCCGTGCAGGCCAGGCGGTACGGCGTAAAGGCGAACGATTCGATCAGTTCTGTTCGGGTCTTCCCGGTGAAAGACTTCAGGATGGAGCTCTCGTCCAGCACCACGCCCTCAAACAGCAGCGGCTCGAAATGATGCAACATTTCGTAGTTCGTGATGTTGAGCCCGGGCCGGACGTCGTCCTGACTCCGACATATCGTGATCTCGTAACCGAGCTCCGCGGCCTCCCGGACAGTCTGCGCGGCGACAGCGAGCGGCGCGAGCATGAGCACGTCGCCGCCGCTGAGCTTGTGGACGTGCATCGCCCATTCCGTTTGCATCCGGGTCTTGCCCAGTCCGGTGCCGGCAAAGATCGCCGCGCGCCCGCGCCGCAACGCCCAGCGAACGATGTCTTTCTGGAAGTCGAACAAGCTGGGGTGTAGCGTGTCGCGGTCGATGCTGAACCCTGCCGGCGGCATAGTTGTGCGTTTGGAATGGATGAAATCTTCGTAAGTAGTCACGCAAGCATCGCCTCCCAGGAAAACCGATCTGTCCCTTCCGGTATGCATAGTTCTGGCAAATTCGCGCGGATAATCGCCTCGGCAAACTGTGGCGGGACAGCGTTCCCACATTTCGCGACCTGTTCTTTCTTTGGAATAGGTCGTCCCTCATGATCGCGGTCGAAAATGTATCCCGGCGGGAACCCCTGTCCGGCGTAAAGCTCGTGCGGCTCGAGCATCCGAAGCCCAATGTCCACGATCTTGTACGGTGTTCCCCGCACCATCACCAGTCCGAACCGGTCTTTGGTGACGATAGTAGCCAGCGGCTCGTCCAAGCTCTGTCCGATGCTCGATCCGTAGTACGCGATCAGGAACGCATACACCCGTTCCGTGTTCGGATTGACCTTCTCCGCTTTCTGCAGGCGTGCCGTAACGAGAGCAAACCGATTGCTTGTGTCTTGCGTCAGTAGCGGCCTGTCCAGCGTCTGTCCTCTCGGATCGTTCGTTGTTTCCGTGTGATACTTCGCCAGAAACGCTGCCACCGGTCCGGAATGATCGCCTTCCTTCCATTCCACCGGGGCGATGAACGGGTCAGGGTTGTTAATGATGAACTTCCACACACCCAATCCGATACGCCGCAATGTATTCTCGGCCAGTGGACGGACGGTTCGAATGCCGTGTTTCGCCTTGATTTCTTCCGTGGTGTCGAAGATCGACGGGCACGGAATTGACCAGTCGATGATCTCGCCGGCCGTTCTCCACGGCTTCAACCTCCCTACTTGAACCGCCGGACTGTTCGGATCGCCATGCGTTGGCTCCGGCCAGACAATCGGACGGCCGTCACAGCGAGCGATCAGAAAGAACCGTTTGCGGATTGTCGGCGCACCGTAGTCGCAGGCCCGCAACTCTCGCCATTCGACGTCGTATCCCTGCCGGCGCAGGGCGTTTACGAAACTGCGGAACGTCCTTCCCTTTTGCTTTGGATCGGGGAATCCTTCCGGCGTGAGTGGACCCCAATCCTGGAATTCTTCGACATTCTCCAGTACGATCACCCGCGGTTTTGCAATGGCAGCCCAGCGAATTGCTACCCATGCCAGACCGCGAATGTGTTTCTCCCGCGGCTTCCCACCACGCGCCTTGCTGTGGTGGGTGCAATCCGGGCTGAACCATCCCAGCGCGACCGGTCTTCCTTTCGTAGCTTCCCGGATGTTGACATGCCAAACGTTTTCGTTCAGGTGAAGCGTATTCGGATGGTTCGCCCGGTGCATGGCGATCGCCGCCGGATCGTGATTGATCGCAATGTCCACGCTGCGGCCAATAGCCATTTCGATACCAGTAGAAGCCCCGCCACCACCGGCGAAATTGTCAACAATGAGTTCATGCATCTATATCAGTCCTTCTGATAGAAGCTACATTCAAACCCTGCGGCCGCCAGCGGCAGACCCGGCGCCCAGTCGATCGGCTGACTCATGGTCTCCGTAACCTCTTCCACAGAGCCGAATCCGTGCGGCACATCCAGCACAACTTCGTCATGGACGTGCATGACGATGTCATACCCGAGCTCATCCAGCCGGGTCAGCGCGACAGCCAGACAGTCCCGGGCGATGGCCTGGACCAGGTTCTCCACGAGCCGGCCGCCGTAGGTGCGGTGCGACATCCACTTCTTTTTGACCTGGTCCATGCCGTCGAACACGACCCCGTCTTTACCAAAGTTCGGGTCCGGCTTGATTCGGGCGTTAACGTAGCAAAGGCTTCGACCGCTGGGGAGATCTGCAAACAGATTGCCGGCTTCGTACCGGTATCGGACACCGTGCTTGAGCGGCACGGTGGTCTTCTCCCGGACCGCGCGGACGGCGGCTTCTTCCGCGGCGTACCACAGTTTCACGATATTCGGGTTTGCCTCACGCCACTGCTTGACGATCCGCGGGTAATCGTCCGGGTCGATCTCCTTCTTGGAATCCATCTTGGCGATCGCGTTCGGCCCGCCCTGGTACCCACATGCGAGCTCCCCGATCTTTCCGAAAGGCCGGTACTTGTAATTCTCGTGCCCCTTCACGATCGTCTCGAACGGGACGCCGAACATCCGGGACGCCGTCGCCTCGTACACTTTCCCGTGCCCGCGGAAGACTTCAAGCTTCCACTCTTCATCGGCCAACCAGGCGACCACCCGGCCCTCGATCGCCGAGAAGTCCGCGACGATAAAACGGCAGCCCGGCGACGGAATGAATGCTGTTCGGATGAGTTGGGAGAGGACGAACGGCGGCGCGCCGAAGAGCAACTCCAACATCTCGAAGTCTCCGCTTCGAAGTGTCTCCCGCGCCAGCGCCAAATCCTCGATCTTGTTCTGCGGTAGATTCTGAACCTGAATGAGCCGCCCCGCCCACCGCCACGTCCGGTTCGCCCCGCAGAACTGTAGCAGCCCGCGGGCCCGCTCATCGGTACACATGCTGCGCTCCATGGCGTTGTATTTGTCGACACTCGTCTTGCCCATTTCCTGCCGCAACTCAAGCACTCGTTTTGTCTCGTCATCCGGCGCCCGATCCAGCAATACCGGCATGTGCTCTTTCGCCAGACTGTCGGCCTTCAATCCTCGATCGGCCAACCAGCCTTTCAACTGCTGATCACTGTTCGGATTTTCAAGCCCGGTCAGTTCCCGCGCTTCGGACATCAGCCGTTCCGTGTATTGCTCGTCACAGGCGATCGCCGCTCGGAACAGCACTGGATCAAGACGGACGCCGCGGTCGTTGATGCGCTGGTCCAATGTCCATAACCGCCATTCATGATCCGGCACAGGAAACCGTTCAAGCTTCCGCCGGATCTCGCGTTCCACCACCACGTCCTGCCGGCAATACTCAATGAACTGCTGCCATTTCTCCGGATCGTGTTCCGGGTAATTCCGGGTGCGGCCGCCGTTAGCTTTGGTCGGCCGGCAGGGCTTTGAGAAGTAATCAATCAGTGCCTTGCCTCGGCGATCCTTCTGGGCCTCCAGCTGGAGCACCTCAGCCACACCTTCCAGATATCCCGGAAGCCCCAGCGTGAGCGCCCATACCGACGTACAGCGCCAGAATCGCGGGTCGCAGTAAATCCCATAATACTTACCGATCGATGTCCGTTCGAAATTGGCGTTGTAGGCGGTTTTGATCACGTCGCCCCGGAGCGCATCCAGCACGTCTTTCGGGATGTCCTCGTATGCCGTCAAATCGATCACCTGAACCGGGTCATCGTCGAAAGCGAAACCAAACAGCAGAATCTCGAAGTCCGGCGCTTCCACGTATCGGTACACGCCACATTTGATAAGGTCAACGCTGCTGTAGGTTTCAAGGTCGATCTGCAGGATGGTCATATCCTTTTCCCACCGTGCTTGTATTGCCGTCTCTTGTTGCGCTCCATTTTCGCGTAAATCGCGGATTCAAGATCCAATCCGAAATAAGCGCAGGTGTCAAAAATTCGAATGCAGGTATCCGCGAATTCTTCTGCCAACCGAGCGCGCATTTCTTGTCCGCTCAAAGAACGGTATGCCTCCAATGCCTCCGAAAGCTCGGAATGCATCAGCGCAATATGCGTTGGAATGCTTTGCGGATCGTCATACCAACCTTTAGAGACTGCGGTTTCGTGTGCTTCTTTGCACAATTCAGTTATGGTCTTGTGCATGTTCTACCCTCCCTCTGAAAAGAAAGGGAGATTCGAAGCTGAATCTCCCTATTCAGGGCATTAGCTCAAGAAGTCTTCATCGTCGCCGGTTTCGATGACATCGTCGAAATCTTCATTCGCAAAGTCATCTTGTACGCTCGCCCGGCCGCCGAGGAATTCGCCGTCCTGGACCTTCACGATGTTGTTGAGGCCGGCGGCCACTCCTTTGTTCCCCTTCGCGTCGAACGGATAGAAGTTGATTGAAACTTTTGCATAGCAGCCGGAATAGACTTCCGTGCTGTCCGTGATCTCCTGGAACTTGATCCGACCGTCCGGACCTTTGCCGATCGGTTTGGCGATTCCCGGTTTCGTCTTCGAGGTTGCGTTGAGGAAATAGTGGCCGGCATACGCTTCATCGTCTGGACGCTCTTCGTCGCCGTCACGCAGCGGCTTTTTGAGGTTGGCCGGAACCTTCCCGCCCCACTTCGACGTCTTGCCCTGTTCGATCGCAGCATCCACTGCCGCCTTGATTTTGCGCAGCGTCTCCTTGTCCGATTTCGGGATCAGGACGCTGCAGCTGTACTTTTCATTGCCGTCGTCATCCGGACGCGGTTCGAATACGTGTACGTACGACAAGCGCACTTTTCCCGTGATCACTTTGGTCGCTTGATTGTCATTTGCCATGATTGATCAGTCCTCCAAATTGAAATTTTCGTTTGCAAAGTCGTGTTCGACGCTGTTGATCTCTGGTCGACGGTCCGTCTCCGGAACCAATACAGGCTTGCCGGGTGGCTTCTGGATCAGCTCGCCGAGCAATTCGGCCAGTTGCTTCTTGCCGACCCGCTTCTCCAGTTCGCCGAGCGGCAGAAGGCTCGTTCGCATGAACTGGGTGATGCCTGCGCTTCCGAGGCGTTTCACGGCCTCCTCTTCGTCCGTAATCCTCCGATTGCTCCGGCCTTCGACCAACTTCCAGCCCGGGAACCGGGTACCGCGCACCGCCTGACCGAGCGCATATTCCTGCACATCCTTCGCCCAGGCGGCGAGCTGATCCGCGATGTGCAGGATTTGGCCGATCTCATCGATGGTAAGGAGTGCCGGGTCCTGAAACTCGTATTGCAGCGCCTTCATGTTCTCGTTGGCGCGGGCGCGGCAGGTCGCCTTGACCTTGCACCACCGGCAATGATCACCCGCTTTGAAGTCGCCCTTGCCGGTAAAGGCAAGCTCGGCAGCCGGACGAACTACACTCTCGGCCCATTCCAGGAGCTCGTCCACGGCCATAATGTCCGTGCTGATATTGTCCAGCCGGGGCTGCACGATCGTCATATGCACCTCACGGATGTCGTACAGATAGCCGTACCCCGCCAATGCGCCGAGTGCGTAGAGCCGAATTTGCGGATTGCCGACGGCAGATACCGGTACACCCTTGCCGTACTTGAGGTCAATGATTTCCATCACGCCGTCGGCGATCAGGACGACGTCACCGGTGCCGTATCCGTCCGGCACCCACTCCGAGAAATCCAGTCGCTCCTCGAACAGCACGATTCCATCCTTTGACCGGGCTTTCGCGGCCATGAACCGCTCTTCGACGATCTCGCAGTAGAAGGTAACGGCGGTCTCCATCTCGGCGTCATAAAACTTGTTCGACGCTTTGAACGCTTCTATAGCGTCGTCCAGCTCTTTCCGCTTCGCGCGATTGCAAGGAAGCAGCCGGCGCCTGAGCCGGAGCTCGGCTAACTCATGCGCCGCCGTTCCTTCGTCTGCGTACTCGCTGCGTCGGTCCGGAATGCCTTCCTGGAGCCGAGCGCTGGGCGGGCAGTTGATCCACTGCGCAGCCTTCGACGCGGACAGCAGAGCGTGGGTTCGTTCGGCGTGCGCTGTTGTCATGCCCGACACCCCCGCTGCTCCAGTTGCTCCTGCAGCATACGGATCTCGTCTCGAAGCCGATCGACCTCAGCCTCCGCCCCCAGCGCCCGCCGGATCGCGTACGGCCAGCCTTCGCGGGCTTCGGCGATGAATCGCGCGTCTGAATCAGTCAAGCAATCCGCAATCATAGAGTGGTTGGCGCGTACTTCTCGCCAAAGGTCATGCTCCTTATGATCCATCCACGGTCCCGGCGTCGCCGCCTCGCAGATCGCGAGGTCGGCCTCAAGGTCGCGCGCCTGCATCAGGCCAGCGCCTCCAGCTCGCGCTTGAAGGCGATCCGTTTCTCAGCCGGCACCGCCGTGATGTTCGACACACCGAATTTACCGAGCAATTCTTTGATCGCGGCTTTCGCTTCCGGCCCTTTTGCGCCGATGTTGCGTGCGATTTCGCGGAGCTCGACGTCAGTCGGGATCGGCTCGTCGGAGGCATCGCTGTCATCGGTATCGGGCTCGTCGTTAGCCGGTTCGTCTTCCGGCTCCGGCGGGGTAGCCGGCGGTGCTTTGGCCGGTTCCGGCTTGGTTCGTGCAGCCCGCGCGGCGCGTTCGGCCTTCGAAGCTTCCGGCACCAGGGCGGATTCGGCCGGCACGCTCCGGCCAACAATACCTGTGGAGAGAGCGGCAAGTTCTTGGATGGCTTGTTCGGCATTTTCGCCGTTGATCACGATTTGAACGGACATGGATGAATGATTCCTCCTCATCTGTTGAAATACCGACTCTTGAAAAACTGCATGGCATTCTCATGATGGCGCCGCCGCGCCTCGAATACCTTCGAGGCGATCAACCGGTTAAGCCGGGCGCGCGTCTCGTCCCGGCACCGGTGCGCTTGCTCAAGCAGCGCGCTGCCGATGATGGCGGCCTCCTGTCCGTCGAGCTCGAGGGTGATGGTGGGTTTGAGCCGCGGCATGGCGATCAACCCTCCGACGGGATACCGGGGATCGTGATGCCGAGCATTTCGAGTGTGACTCTGACGCCGGAACGCTCGCCCAATACAAATTCGCGGTCAAAGGCGTCCTCCTGCGTGTTGGGGTCGAGATTTGCGTAATATTGGGTGATTTTTTCTTGCATCTCCGGCGTGATGGTGACCGTGATCGGCTCCGGCTCGACCTCGTAACCGTGCCGGAGGGCGTCAATGAGCCTGAAGAAATTACCCGGCTCGACCGAGAAAAAATGAAGATCGAGCCAATGGACTCCACGTACGCGGCACCATGCTTCGTCCGGGATGACCCAAAGGATGAACTCGCTCGCTTCCGGACCGCGTTCCTCCAGCACTTTTTCCAGCGCCTCGCAGATGTGCCGCGGCAGCTTGACTTTGTTCATACTTCCCCTTCCCGCCCCACCTGTGGTATGATGGGGCTGATAACTGATTCATTGGTCCACCGTTGCCGCGGTGGATCTGGCCGCCTGTTTGGCGGCTTTTTCTTTACAGTTCGGCCAGCTCTTGCTCGAGCCGCTCGATTTCCTTGCGGGCGGCCTCTGCGGCGGCTTTGGTGATGGAGCGGATTGCCTGATCACCAACGCTAGTCTTTGAGATGGTGACCCACAGTCTATCGCTAACGAACGCCTCGATGCGGAAAGAATCGTGTTTTGCGCCACCACCAGTCCGCTCGATAAATTCCACGAAATCTAGGAGATCGTTTATTTGGCTGACAAGGATTCGGGTCTTTGCGGCTCGCTCAGCAATATGCTTTAGC